AAACTGCGATGATAAAAAGGGAGTGGTGGACTCCGTGGGAAGAAGAGAATGTGCCGAAGTTAGATTATATAATCCAGAGTTATGATACGGCATACTCTAAAAAGGAGACAGCAGACTATAGTGCGATTACGACTTGGGGTGTTTTTGAGCCAAGAGCCAATGGTGTTCAGCATTTGATAATGTTAGATGCTAAAAAAGGTCGTTGGAGTTTTCCAGAGTTGAAAGAAATTGCGATAGAGGAGAACGAATATTGGGAACCCGACATGATGTTGATCGAGGCAAAAGCAAGTGGACAACCCTTGGCGGATGAATTAAGGT